AGCAACGCGCGGTAAAGGGGCACACGCATGGACGGGCGGCAGCTGAGCGCTCAGACGCGTCTCTCTTCTGTGAAAGACTCGCTGCTGTCTGTGGGATGCGTGCCTACTACGTCCAACAGTCCTTATCCGATCAGCGTAAGGACCGAGTAGGCGACCGCCAATATTTCTGGGGAAAGGATCTTGCTATCCCCTGCGGTCGTGATGAGCGAACCGAACGTGACATGGACGTCATCATCGATGTCGATTACTATATGGATATGTCCCAGCATCTGGCCGTCAGGCCTAAGCCGACTATCCTGTACACGATGATGCCTTCTGCTGTGGCCTCCAATGATGGAGAGGACACGGCCTTCACCTTCACCAAGACCGGCGCTATCAGCGTATCGGTAAGTGGTGGCGCTCATTACACACATCACCTCTGGGACTATGGGAAGGATTGCGTCCGCGCGGACGCTCGCTTTCTTGGTTTCAATTACTCCTCCACCATCTTCCAAGTGGATCGTAGGATGGCAAGCCCCCACAGGGGCGTCGTCCTCCTTTCCCCTTCAGGCACATGGTGCTTTCCCTTCAACCTCTGCCTCCGGTTCGTTACCACTGACCCGTTGAGGCGGCTCAACCCCGTAGTTGGCGAGCATACCCGATTGGCAGTAATGACCAAAGACGGGATGCTCGTCTCCACTGGCCAAGTCGGCTCTTATGGCTGTGCCACCATTGGTGCGCCTGAAGACGAAGCCATTGCTATATCCGCACGGACTTCAAAGGTAGCTTTAAGTCCAGCGACGGTCTGTTCTTACGTCGGAAACGACAGGATCAGAGCCGCATTCCTAGCCTCATATCATCTTGCCCACGCGGGTCCAATCCCCGCCTGCGTTTACCCTGTCGATAAGGGAGTATACAAATACCAGTACACGCCAATGAAGTACGAGTCCGACGCCAAACCCGGACTAGTTGCTTTCATGTCCCCAGTGTATATGGGAGCGTACTCGCCCGATAGCTGTATCGCTAACGATGCCCAATGCATCAAGGGTAGGATTAAAGATATTGAGGTGGGAGATATAGAGCTCAAACCATTCACCGCGAAGTGCATGGCTGAGTTCGTTGAGTTACTTGTTCCAGATGAGATAGCGCACAGCGCGGTCCCTCTGGAAGTAGAGGACGTCTTCGCTCGCCAACCTTCCAAAACACAGCAGCGCATCTTACATGAGGCTGCTGATTTTGGGTCCTGGTACGCGGAGCTCTTCAAGATGTTCACGAAGAAGGAAGCCTATGGTGAGGTCAAAGACCCTCGCGCCATTACTACT